TATGACCGGATGACGGGAGACTCGGACAACTACGAGCTTGACCACAGGCACACCCTGCTGGAGATGCACGTTGACATCGACCTGCTAGGGTTTGAGGACACAGACAAGGGCAAGCCCACGGGCATTGCTTTGCCTTACGTTGTTACCATTGACAAGTCATCACGAACGATTCTGTCGATACGGCGCAACTGGTACGAAGACGACCCCACCAAGATGAAGCGGGATCACTACGTTCACTACCAGTATCTGCCGGGGCTAGGATTCTACGGGTTTGGCTTGGTACACATGATCGGCGGTCTATCCAAGTCGGCAACATCCTTGCTCCGGCAGTTGGTGGACGCTGGAACACTTGCCAACCTACCGGGGGGATTGAAGTCTCGGGGACTCAGAATCAAGGGCGATGACACTCCCATCATGCCCGGCGAGTTCCGTGACGTAGACGTTCCGGGTGGTGCAATCCGCGACAACATCACGTTCCTGCCTTACAAGGAGCCAAGCAACGTCCTCTACCAGTTGCTGGGTGACATTGTGAACGAGGGGCGTCGATTCGCGTCAGCGGCGGATGTGAAAGCCTCAGACATCAATGGCGAAGCGCCGGTTGGCACCACGCTTGCAGTGCTAGAGCGAGAGATGAAGGTGATGAGTGCGGTACAGGCCCGTGTCCACGCCGCCGTCTCCAAAGAACTCAAGATACTGTCAGAGCTTGTCAGGGACTATGGCCCAGAGGTTTACCCCTACGAAGAAGAGAACGGGCAGACTGTTCCGACAGACTTTGACGACAGGATAGATATTATCCCTGTCAGCGATCCCAATGCGGGGACGATGGCACAAAGAATCATGCAGTATCAGGCGGCGTTGCAGTTGGCGGCTCAAGCACCCCAGATGTACGATATGCCACTGCTTCACCGCCAGATGCTAGACGTTCTTGGCATTCAGGATGCAGACAAGATCGTCCCGACAGAGGACGACATTAAGCCGACAGACCCTGTTACAGAAAATATGAACATTTTGACTGGCGATCCGGTCAAGGCGTTTATATATCAGGATCACGAAGCGCACATCCAAGTTCACATGGCGGCGTTGCAGAACCCCGACATTCTCAAGATGGTCGCCAAAGCACCGAACAAGAAGGCTATTGAAGCGGCAATGTCTGCTCATATCGCAGAGCACGTTGCCTTTGCCTATAGAGCCAAGATTGAGAAGGAGCTTGGTGTAGAGCTTCCCGGCCCAGACGAAAAACTGCCTGAAGATATTGAACTGCGTATCTCCAGACTGGCGGCACCTGCCGCAGAACAGGTTACCGGCAAGGCCCAGATGATGGCCCAAGCCGAACAAAACGCCCAGCAGTCACAAGACCCGATTGTTCAGATGCAACAACGAGAGTTGGCGCTCAAAGAACAGCAGGCGGCGGCTAAGGCGCAGACCGACATGGCGAAAGTCCAAGTCGATGCACAGAAGGCACAAGCCAAGACAATGCTTGATCTGGAGAAGATGGATCAAGAGGAACGCTTAGAAAGCGCAAAGATCGCCGCAAAGGTGGCGATGCAAGATTCCAAAGAAGAAGCCCAGCAAGAGATAGAGGGTTTCAAGGCTGGATTCAATCTAATCAAGGACACCCTAGATGAGCAAAAAGGCAACGAATAACGTCCTAAAAGCCATACAGAACGACCTGAGAACCCAAATGAACGAGGTCTCAGATCACATGGCGATGGGCGGTTGCAAAGACATGGACGAGTATTCTCGTAACGTGGGCATCATCCAAGGGCTGGCCTTTGCAGAGAGGACGCTATTAGACCTAGACGAGAGGTTGGAGCGCGAGTAATTCGTTACACAAGGTAACGCATGGTGACACCAGACACCTATTTCTGGTGCAGGAACGGACTATGACTGAAGAAGACACGCAGGTTGCCAAGCAACTACCCGAACCCAAAGGCTACAAATTACTTATCGCTCTCCCAGAACCGGACGAAATGACGGAGGGAGGCATCCTCAAGGCAAGAGAAACCATGCTGACAGAAGAGATTGGCTCTGTTTGCGGGTTTGTAATGAAGATGGGCGCTGACGCTTACGGAGACAAGACTCGTTTCCCTAGCGGCCCGTGGTGCGAGGAAGGCGATTGGGTGCTAATGCGCTCATATAGCGGAACGCGATTTAAGGTTCATGGTAAGGAATTTCGCCTTATCAACGACGATAGCGTTGAAGCAGTAGTTGAAGACCCAAGGGGGATTGTGAAGGTATGAGCGAAGAGCAAATGGAAGAGCAAACCATGTCCACTGAGGACAAGTTTTTCGGTGTCAAGACAACCATTGGCGGTGAAAAGTCCGATGTTGATGTCGAAGTCGTAGATGACCGGCCCCCAGAGGATCGCCGTCCTCCCGCCAAAGAGGCCAAGGAGGGAGAAGGTGGCGACGAAGAACTGGAGGGTTACTCAGACAAAGTCAAAAAGCGCATTAATAAACTACGCTATCAACAGCATGAGGAGCGTAGGCAACGCGAAGCCGCTGAAAAGATGCGCGAAGAAGCTGTCAGAGTGGCGCAAAAGTATGCGGATGAGAACAAGAAGTATCATGCGATCATCCAAGAAGGCGAGCAGTATCTGGTTCATCAGATTCGAGAGCGAGCTAATCTGGCTCTGGAGCAAGCTAAAGGTCAGTATCGCCAAGCATACGAAGAAGGAAATACGGATAAGGTTGTCGAAGCCCAAGAAGCTATGATGAGGGCGCAATCTGAGTTTCAGTCTGCTGACTACCAGATGAACCAGATGAATGCGGAACGGCAAAGGCAGGTTCAACAGCCGCAACAGCAGTATCAGCCTTATCAGGAGCCACAGCCACAGCCACAACCACAGGCTCAAGAGCCGCCACAGCCAACCGAAAAAGCGGCTAAGTGGGCGCAGGACAACCCGTGGTTTGGTCAGGAAAAGGACATGACTGCTCTGGCGTATGGCGTCCATGAGCGGCTTGTCAGGGACGAGGGGTATGACCCCAACTCCGACGAATACTTTGAGACTATAGATCGCACGATGCGCTCTAAGTTTCCAGAATACTTTGGTGGCGATGGCTCGGAAGAGGTATCTACCACTAAAAGTCCCCCCGTGGTCACAGCGCCGTCCTCACGGAATAACGGTGCGAAGCCACGCAAGGTGAAGCTGACTCGCACTCAGCTAAGTCTAGCCAAGAGGCTAGGGCTAACACCCGAACAATATGCCAACCAGCTTGTTAAGGAGGCTCAGTAATGGCAGAACAGCGCACTAAAAGGGACGCAGAGTCCAGAGAAGTTGAAACAAGACCTAGCGATTCGTGGCTTCCGGCCTCCGTATTGCCTAACCCTGCTCCGCAAGACGGATGGGTGTTTAGGTGGGTACGCACCAGCACATTGGGCCACGCGGATAACACGAATGTCTCCCAGAAGTTTCGGGAAGGCTGGGTTCCTGTGAAAGCAGAAGATCATCCAGAGCTAGAAGTAATGTCCGACATCGACTCCCGATTCAAAGGGAACATCGAAATCGGAGGACTTCTCCTATGCAAACAGCCAGAGGCTAACGCAGAGGCGAGGGAAGCTCATTATCAGCAGGTTGCCGATAGCCAGATGGAGTCTGTAGACAACAACTTCTTAAAGCAAAACGATCCCCGAATGCCCGTTCTCAATCCTGAGCGGTCAACTCGGACTACCTTTGGTCGAAGTTGACTCCGGTTTACCGGAGAGCTTTGGCCTTTAATCTAAGTTTGGAGACTTAAAATGGCTACAGCGGCTACTCCGATGGGTGCAGAACCCGTAGGCACTCTTAGTGCTTCTGGTTCTTTCACCGGAAAAGTGCGCCATATCAAGATTGCCAATGCGTATGCAACGGACATCTTTTATGGTGATTTCGTCAAGCTGGTTGCGGCTGGTACGGTAGAAAAGGCGGCGGTTACTACTGCTGTCGTGGCAGGAACTGTCGGCATCTTTGTCGGTTGTTCTTACACCGATCCCGGTACTGGGCAACTGACTTTCAACCAGTACTTCCCTGCTTCAACAGCGGCGGATGACATCATGGCTTATGTCGTGGATGATCCCAAGTTGTTGTTCCAGATGCAGGGTGACGGCTCTATTGCTCAGACTGGTCTGGGTAATAACGTCTCAGCTATCAGCACTGCTGGTTCAACCTCTATCGGCAGGAGCAAGAACGCTCTTGACGCTAGTTCAATCGCAACTACCAACTCGCTTCCGCTTCGTGTTGTGGACTTCGTGGATGGGCCTAAGAGTTCAGTAGGTGATTCTTTCACCGACTGCATTGTTACCTATCTTCCACTTAGCCATGCCTACGAAACCAAGCTCGGCGTTTAAGGAGAACTAGGTAATGGCTATTTCACGCGCACAAATGTTGAAAGAATTACTGCCCGGTTTGAACGCCTTATTTGGGCTGGAATACGAGCGGTACGACGACGAGCACACGATGATTTACGAAACTGAATCATCTGAGCGTTCGTTTGAAGAAGAGGTGAAGCTGTCCGGCTTTGGTGCCGCACCAGTTAAAGCTGAAGGCGCGGCCATCAGCTATGACTCGGCGCAAGAGTCGTTCACTGCTCGCTATAACCACGAAACCATCGCCCTCGGCTTCTCCATCACGGAAGAAGCTATGGAAGATAACCTGTATGACTCTCTGTCTGCTCGTTATACCAAGGCGCTGGCCCGTGCTATGGCACACACTAAGCAGGTGAAGTCAGCGAATCCGTTGAACAACGGTTTCAACACCTTCCAATCTGGTGACGGCGTAACGCTGTTCAGCACAGCTCACCCGCTGGTAAACGGTGGCACTAACGCCAACCGTCCTACCACTGCGGCTGATCTGAATGAAACCTCACTGGAAGATGCTGTGATTAACATCGCCGCATTTACCGATGAGCGTGGACTGCTGATCGCGGCTCGCCCCCGTCGTTTGATTGTTCCCCCCGCACTTCAGTTTGTAGCAACTCGCTTGCTTGAGACTGAGGGTCGAGTCGGAACTGCTGACAACGACATCAACGCCCTTCGCAACAACGGTTCAATCCCAGAAGGCTACTCTGTCAATCACTTCTTGACTGACACCAATGCCTTCTTCTTGATCACCGATGTACCGAACGGCATGAAGCACTTTGAGCGCACCGCGCTTGAAACTTCAATGGACGGAGACTTCGACACAGGAAACGTGCGCTACAAAGCTCGCGCTCGTTACTCGTTCGGCGT